TTAATCCCGATCACGTAATCGCTAACCTGGCGTCTAACGGCGCCCTGAACATGAAGCTCACTGTAGCTCGTGGTCGTGGTTATGAACCAGCCGACTCGCGTCAGAGCGATGAAGACGAAAGTTTCGTCCAGCACCGCCATCACTCTTGTCGCCTCAGTAGGCTGAGAAATGGCGAACAGATCGTCAGTGTATTCACCTAGCTGGCATAGATTCAGTAGGATGACTTCCGCTTTGCTGTAACTGAAACCAAGACGAAACACACGATCAAGTGCATTGACGGCTGCAGTGGTCAGAAGCCGAACGTCGTCAGTTGGGTAAGGCATATCCACCACGACACCATTCGCATATTTAGCCTCATCGGGGTTGAACATTCCGGTGCGGATGCTGACCCGGATCTTCTTGCACAGCGACTTTTGCGCCCGGAGCTTTTCAGATGCCCGCATCATATAGGTCGCCACTGCCTCCTTGATCGGCGGCAGCTCCTTTAGCCTTTTCCCGAACATCCGGCTGCAGCATATCTCCTGCTTGGGTGGATCCGGCTCGTCCAGCTCCAGGCATGGCGTGCCGGCTAATTCCCGAGCCGTTTTCTCGATCACCACACTGAAATTTTTTCTCAATGTCCCCGGATCCGCTCTGGCCAGCCCCATGGCGGTTTTGATGCCCATGGCGTCCAGGTGCATTTTCATGCGCCGCCCTACTCCCCACACCTCCGCCACGTCCGTGTTGCGCAGTACCCAATCTCGCTTGACCGGATCACAGATGTTCACAACGCCACCCGTTTGCGCCTGCAAGCGCTTGGCGGTGTGATTGGCTAGCTTGGCTAAGGTTTTGGTGTGAGCGATGCCGACACCCACGGGGATGCCCGTGCAGCGCAGCACTTGGCTGCGAATATTACGGCCGAGGGCGTCTAGCTCATTAATGCCAGTAAGGTCGACGAAGGCTTCGTCGATGCTGTAGACCTCAACAGCTGGCACCATCGATTCGATCAGTGTCATGACACGTTCGCTCATGTCGCCGTACAACGCATAGTTCGAAGAGAACGGGACGATGCCGTGCTGCTTGAGCTTGTTCTTGATCTGGAAATACGGCTCGCCCATTTTTACGTAGGGCTTGGCATCGTAGCTCCGCGCGATGACGCAGCCATCGTTGTTCGACAGCACCACGATAGGCACCTTGGCCAAGTCTGGACGGAACACACGTTCACAGCTGGCATAGAAGCTATTGCAATCGATAAGGCCAAATACCGGCAGCGCTTTAGACATGACTGCGCACGCTTCCAATGATCACGCCCCATATCGCCAGCTCATCGCCTTCCAACACGTATCGAGGCGGGTATTTTGGATTTTCCGATAGCAGAATCACCTCCTTACCCCGGATGCACAGGCGTTTGCACAGCGGATCGTTGTTCAGCAGCGCCACGACGATGTGACCATGGGCCGGCTCCAGCGAACGATCTACGACCGCCAGATCCCCGTCAAAGATGCCCGCACCCTGCATGCTTTCCCCGGTAATTTTCACCAGGTAGACATGTGGGGCGCGGATGTTCAGCACCTCATCTAGGGAGATGTGTGCCTCAATGTGATCCGCCGCCGGCGAAGGAAAACCAGCCGGTACTTGGAACAGACATAGAGGCAGCTCACGGCCGGCCTCTGCAATACGGCCTAAAATTGAATAGCTCATGGCGCACGACTTCCGATACTGTACGAATGTACAGTTAACTTTCAGAAGCGTTTGCGGTCAATTTTTGTAGGAGATATCGGACAGACGGGCTGATCATGGACGGACAGCCTCACGTTCAAACGTGTTCTGATAGCGATCCAAAATCCGATACCCTTCCTAGGTTTCGAATTCCTATGTGGAGCGCCGGATCCCCAACGCTGAATTTAGCTTTCGCGTTCACGATAGCTTTCCAGGCACAATTACCAACGTCGAATTTGACTACGGCGTCCACGCTAGCTTCCCGACCTCAGTTCCCAACGTCGAATTTAGCTACCGATTTCACGTTAGTTTTCCAACCCCAATTCCCAACGTCGGATTTAACTACCGAATTCACGATAGTTATTCCAATCTCAATTCCCAACATCGGATTTAACTAGCGGTTTCACGATAGCTATTTCAATCTCAATCCCCAGCATCGGATTTAACTACCAATTTCACGATAGCTATTTCAATCTCAATTCCCAACATCGGATTTAACTACCAATTTCCCGATAGCTTTTCCAATCTCAGTTCCAATAATAGGATTTGATAAAATCTCGCACTAGCCTGGCCCCTTTACTGCCGAGTCAAAACAGCCGGAACGCCCTGATATACAAGGGCCACAGACAACATGACACTATCAACACTCGCTCAACACATGAGGTTTTAGCTATTTTTTTTGGAAAGCAGCACCATCACATATTGACGCAGTTATTTATCTAGCCGTACTGTTAGCAACAGTCGCGGAGAACTTCACTCCTCAAGCACCGCCACAACTACGGCGCGTACCTCTACGAGTATTTAAAATGATAAATGCACTGCTGATTGTTGCGTACATCAAAACCATCAACCTTATTACTCTTATTCTTACTTTGTATGCAGGCGGGCAGCTCTGGGGCTAGAACAGGCCGCCTAGCATTGCCGGCGCCCAGTTCATGATCACCAGCTCGCCGCTCACCTCGGCTTTGCCTTGCCGCTGGTTGGTATTGGAGTAACGGATGTCCAGTGTCTCGAAGTGGAAGCCTTCGAACACACGGCGGATATCCGGATGGTCATTGATGCTGACCATCACCTTGCCTTTGCAGCGGCGCATGAAGTCGGCCATCCGCTCGTAGTTCTCGAACGGAAAGTCCACGCCGTACCCGGCGGTCTGCCAGTAAGGCGGATCCATATAGTGGAAGGTGTGGGCACGGTCATAGCGTTCTGCGCATTCAAACCATGGGAGATTTTCGACGTAGGTGCCGGACAGTCGCTGCCACGCCGCCGAGAGATTTTCCTCGATGCGCAGCAGGTTGATGGCCGGTGCGGTGGTCGCTGTGCCGAACGTCTGGCCGGAGACCTTGCCGGCGAAGGCATGATGCTGCAGGTAGAAGAATCGGGCGGCGCGCTGGATGTCGGTGAGGGTTTCGGGGCGGGTCATTTTCTGCCACTCGAACACCTGCCGCGAGCTGAGCGCCCATTTGAATTGGCGCACGAACTCTTCGAGGTGGTTCTGCACGACGCGGTAAAGCGTGACCAGGTCGCCGTTGATGTCGTTGAGGACTTCGACCGGCGATGGTTGGGGCTTCATGAAGTAGAGCGCGGCACCGCCGGCAAAGACTTCGACGTAGCATTCATGTGGCGGAAAAAGCGGAATGAGGCGGTCGGCAAGGCGGCGTTTGCCGCCCATCCAAGGAATGATGGGTGTAGACATAAAAAAAGCAAGACCTTTACTGTATGGATAAACAGGTGCTAGGCTCGCCGCGCTTTGTGCACGGAGCAAGAGCCTTGGCTGGACTTGCAGGGACAATCTGCAGGGACGGCGGTCGATCCGGATGTTGACGCATCCGGACCGGCCGCTCTTTTTTCACTTCGGTGTTGAGACTTCTTTGGCGTATGCCTGACAGGCCGCGAGGGCAATTAGCCCCCGGTCGCCGTCATCGGTGACGCTGATAATTCGTTGAGCATGCGCTGGGTCAAGTTCGGCTCTTGCGGGGCCATGAACCACGCCGCTGGCGGTGGCGGAGGTTGGCAGCGATCCGCTGCCGGCACCGGCGGTGGCGTCGAGGAGGACTGACAGGCGCAGATCAGCAGTGGCAAGGCGGTCGCGCAGGCGACCTTGATCACGTTGGACATCGCTCAAGGCTCGGTAATGGGTTTGTTCGCTGGCTGCCAGACGCTGCTCGAGCGCGAGGCGTTTGTCTTGTTCGACACGCTGCTGTGCGGCCGAAGCCAGGGCCAGTTGATTGAGGGTTTCGGTATGAAGGCGCGCCTGCTCGGCGAGCTGTTTGCCGTAGCGCCAATCTTGAATTTGCCAGACGGTGGCCGCGGATCCGCCGGCTAAA